TAACCAGTACTCAACCCATGTCGTGAACTCATTGTCATTATCCACTGTACCCTCTCGCTTTTCAAGCAGAGAATCGTCCATATCGCCTTTGGTTGTAGTTACAAGCATGTTGGTCCTTATGAGATTCGTACGATTGCGCTGGAAGCGTCGGCGGCGGGGAAGGTGATTAAAAACGTAGCGTTGGCTGTAGTCTTATCCGCACCAAAGTCCAGTACCGCCACGGACTTGTTGCCCTGCGTGCTATTGTAAATTAGAGCGCCGCGAGCCGTAATCGTTGAACTTGCCCAAGATGTATCGGAGAAGCTAACGAACGCGGTAGGGATATTTGCGCTATTGTTGCCCGAGGTGGGGCTTGTGGAGATAACCAGCGTGTTGCCGCCCGCTGTGTACCCTGTACCAACTACCTCACCACTTGTTGTATACGCCGTTGTCGACTGGTCAAGGCTGGCGTTTGCCGTGTACAAGGCGATCTTAAAAGTGTCAGGCGTTGTTGGGCCAAAGTTGTGAACCGCCTGAAGCAGCTCAACTTTAAAACTTGTGGTTGCTGTTTGGTCAAAAGACATTTTATGTTACTGCCTGTCTATATTGACCAGAACGATAAGCATCCTGACGCTCCATACCATCACCCAGACGTTTAGCCAATGCAAGCGCTTCTTGGTATTTGCCGTTGTACAAGGCAGTCATGTCGGCCTCACCCTTCATAAACGTGTTCGCTTCTACCAGAGAGCCGTACAGCAGCACAGAGTCAAAGTTGTCGCCTAGCCATGTTGTACTTGCCGTAACAATTGACTCAGGATAGTAGTAATAGTGCAATTCCACGTAATACGCAGCATCCGGCGTCGGGCCAAGGATGAGTGATAGCTCGTTTGTAATTGCTGAACTAACAATTGTTGGGCCGAACAGAGCGTAGTATTTTGGCTCACCCGTGTCGTTTGGCGTTGGATACGCTTGACGGATAAAGTTTGTGTCCTTGTTGAGCAGATATTCGTACGTGCCAGTGTCTAGGTTTGCACCGGTAACGCCTGTCACTAAGGCCAACGAGTACACAGCCAAGAAGTCGGTTGGCAAAGATATGTACTTGTTGTTGGCCGTTATCACCGAAAACTGATTCTTGCGGATTGACGGGAACTGCACCGAGTTATAGATGCGCTGCTCCGCCTGTTCAACAAACACTGGAATGTTGCTAACAAAGTCAGTATCAAAGTTCTGCGTGTAATCGCAGATCGCATCTGTCAACTCGGTGTAGTTCATGTCTGTATCAGGCCATTGGGCCGCGAGCCATTACGCCTTTAGTAGCCGCGCCAGTGCCACGAATCTTAATGCCCGAGGTTTTGACGCCGGGGTACTCGTTACTGTGGTCGTTGGCCACGGACACGTTGGTGTCCGCCATGTGTTTCAAGGCACTGTCTTTTTTAAGCACAGCCTGAGTAGGCGCAGGCTTGGGGGATCGGTACGTTGCCATATCAAGCTCCTTTGCGTCCGGAAGACTTCTGGTTGGCAATCTTGGCCAAACCACGACCCATCTTCAGCATGTCGCTGTTGGTCTTGCCGCCAGCACGCATTTTTTTAACCGCAGCATCGGGATGCGCGGATTTCATGCCCTTGGCCATGTGTGATTTAAGTGCTTTTTTTGCGTCCATCATAAACTCCTTAAGATGTTGAGATTGTCACTTGACCGATAGCAACAGTCAATACCAAATTGTTTGGTGTCAACGCGTCATCGAAGAATCGAGAACCCCCAACGGGGTTCCAACCCCACTGAATGTCCCGGCTACCACCTGTTGGAAAGCCTGCCACGTTAGGGCCTGCCGTCACGTATGTTGTGTCTCTGCGGGGATTGCGCACCGCTTGGGGATCGTCCACAGGGTACATGCCCAGTTGCAACTGCGGTTGATCTGGGTCCCAGCAGGAGTCGCAGACCAAGAGATTGTAGGTCTTGGTCTTGATAATTTCTTTGCGCAAAGACGTGAGTTTAAAACGGAAACCACAACGATCGCACTGGGCGATCGAATTCTTTGCACTGGCAAACCGATTGCCCATTTATGTGCCGCTTCCGATGTACTGGCGACGGGGCACAAAGCGCACAGCAGCCTTCTCACGGTCTTCGGAAGATGCCAACTCCCACGCCTCATCGTACTGCTGTTTAAGGATAGGCAACCGATCCATGGCATTTGGAAGCTTCATGGCCAAGTAGTAAGACAGTCCGGCGACCATGCAAGGCACAAACCTAAACGGCACATCCATCACGTTCACACCACCGCCTGCGTCCTGCGTGCGGCGTAAGCGCCAGTACACAAACTGATATTGTTGAGTATTGTCTGGGGTAGGCCACACAGTAAATGCGGGGACTTGCGCCCAATAGACAGTAGCTGCGGCAGTATGCGCTACAGCGATGGTTTCTTGCTGGCCACGGAAGCAGTTGTACAGCGTACCGGAGTTGGCGTTCGTGTTCTGTGTGATGTAGCCGTAGTTGATGATCTCGTCATCAATCTTAATGAAGCCAGTAGAGGGTAAACCCGTAACGTCATTCAGCACAATCTCTGTACTTGTGGACGTAATAGTTGTTGTAAGCGTGGCTGCAATTGGGGAGGTTTGTCCGTTGAAGCGCTGAATCCAGACCTGAATAGGTCTAGCTTGTTGAATCTTGTTAGGAATGGTGGCGTAGGTAGAAACACTAATACGCGTAATTGTCAGGTCAGCCTGTGTAGAAGCTGTGTTTGAACCAGTACGAATAACATGCTCAAGCAAATCAACTGTGTCATTTGGCAGGGCATACGTGTTCTGGCCGGGCACAAGCGGTATCGTGCCTTGCTCAAACGTCCACATATTGATGCCGCGATTTGACCAGTCCGCGAACAACAAGTTCAACGAACGGCGAGCCGTTTTCAAATCGTAGCCCGTACGCAACTCTGCGCCGTTACGCTCGAACGCTTCCTCAACAATTTCCGTCAAGTCGAGGTTGAAGTTTGCGACGCCTGAAGTTGTCATCTGAACCCTGCCGTTTTCTTTGCAATCGTTTTAGGTTGCTTTACGAATTGTTGTCCGGCTTTTTTGCCAGCACGTTTCGCACGCGTTGTCGCAGCGTACTCAGCAGAGCTAAGACTTTTGATCGCAGCTTTTGGAAGGTATCTTTCACCTGTGTCAGAAGATTTTTTACCACTTTTGGTTGTCCAATCTTGTTTGCCCCAGTCCTTTAGGGATTGCTGCGGCTTTTTAATCACGATACCCACCGCCTGCGGCTTTATAGCGTTTAGCCATGACTTGTGCTTTTCTCGCACTCCACTGACCTGCGCCAGTACCTACAATCGCTGCAGCTTTGACGCTGTTAAAAATCCGTTTACGTAAACCGGGCTTGGTGTAATTACCCGCCGCGTTTACCTTGGATTTTGTTTTACCACCTTCAGCGTACTGCGTGAAGTCGGTGTCATCACGGCGAGCTTTACGCTTGCCGCCGGGCATTTTAGAGGGGTTGATGTCCCCCATACCGCGACTGGCCATCATGTTAGATCATCCTGCCTTTGGTCTTGCCGCGCTGGGCAATACCGTCTGCACGCCTAGAAGCAGTCATGCCGCCTTTTTTCATAGGCCTGCCTTGCGCAGAAGCAGCTATTGCTGCTTGCCGCTCTTCTTCGGCTGCAGTAGCAGCTTTTTCAGCAGCGTTCTTGTTGTAATCTTTTGCCATCATCATAGGCAAAATGCCGCCAACACCTGTTGCCAAAATATCAGAAATTTTTGCCATGATTAAACCATCTTTCCGCGTGTCTTACCACGCTGAGCGATGCCGTCGGCACGGCTAGAAGCAGAAGAAATCATGCCGCCAGAAGCTTTTTTCTCGCCGTCTACTAAACGGTTACGCGCAGCAAACGCTGCTGCTTTTGGGGCTTTTAACAACATAGTGTCCGCGGCAGAGCCTAAACCTTTAGCGGCATTGAATGCAGCGGAGCCATACTTGCCTTCTTTAAAGTCTTTAGAAGCAGCTTCACCGTATTTTTGGGTGTTAGCGTCTCCCTCATCAACTTCTGCGGCTTGGTTAGGGGAATACTTCCTAACGCTGTCCATGATTGATTTGCCTTTGAGTTTGCCGGTCGTAGTGTCTGGCTCTGGCATTTCTTTGTTGTAGGCTTTCTCAGCCGCTGCCCGCATTTTACGGTCGGCCTGTTCTTCGCGAGCTTGTTTTTCTGCTGGACTCATGCTAGCTCCTTAACACATTCTGCCACGGGTCTTGCCTTTAACGGCGATCCCATCAGCGCGAGAAGAAGCTGAACCGCCAGAAGCCATCTTCTTGACTTTACCGCCACGCTTCATACTCATGTCAGAAACGTCTGTATTTTCATAGCGAACGTTAGTGCCGGGTTTGTTTGGTGCCGCCAAAGCTTCTGGCTCACGCTCTGTGTCAAAAGACTTCTGGCCACTGCGAACGTAATTGTCACGGCCTTTGGCGTTCTTAGACGTCATGATCTCGCCCTTGCGAGTGTCAGAATCACGCGGTACGTACGCGCCCATTTTAGGCTTGTCGCCAATGAACTTCTGCTCGTCTCGGCGAGTTAAGCCGCGTTTAGCGTTTAGATAATCGCGCAGATTATCAAAGCCAGATTCCTCGAGCTGCTTTTTGGTAACAATTGCTGGTTTGGTCGCCATAATTAACTCCTTAGCAGGCTTTGCCGCCCTTGTTCATCTTAACCATCGCACCTTTAGTTTTACCTTTAGACGCAATACCATTAGCGGCGGTGCGGAACGCGCCAC